AAGGAGCAATAAACTAAATGTATGAATACAATTGCAAGATCGTAAGAGTCGTTGATGGAGATACAGTAGATGTGGATATTGATCTTGGCTTTGATACTTGGAAGTGCGGTGAGCGCATACGTCTGTACGGTGTTGATACTCCAGAGTGCCGCACAAGAGATGATGAAGAAAAGGCTGCCGGACTCTTGGCAAAGGCGTTTGTCGAAGACGCCCTGCACGTCGGAGGAACGTACACCCTAACTACCAGAGAGAAGGGTAAGTTCGGGCGATACTTGGGGGTAATATTTATTTCAGATAAAACTTCTATCAACGCAGTGTTAGTTACAGAACACTTAGCGGTGCCGTATCACGGGCAAAGCAAACAAGAAGTAGAAGACGCACACGCGGCTAACTACGAAATTCTAAAAGAGAGGGGATTGATATAAAGTGAATATAATAACGGTAGACTTCGAGACGTACTACGACAAGACGTTTTCTCTTAGTAAGCTAACAACCGAGCAGTACGTGCGAAGCCCCGAGTTTGAGGTCATAGGACTTGCGGTTAAAGTTAACAGTGGTGAAACAGATTGGATAAGTGGGCCATTCGATGCAGTTAAAAAATACTTACACGCTAATTACGATTGGGAAGGTTCTGCTGTTCTTGCCCATAACACTATGTTTGATGGGGCTATTCTTAGTTGGCTGTTTGATATTCACCCTAAGCTATGGCTTGATACGCTGTGTATGGGCCGCGCGTTACATGGTACGGAAGTTGGTGGTTCGCTTAAGTACTTGGCTGACATGTATGAGATCGGCGAGAAAGGTAACGAAGTCTTAAACGCATTAGGTAAGCACCGCGCAGATTTTACCGAAGAAGAACTAGAACGGTACGGTGACTACTGCATACAAGACGTTGAGCTTACCTATCAGTTGTTTGAGATATTCCTAAAAGTATTCCCGAAGAAAGAACTTAAAGTAATCGACATGACACTGCGTATGTTCACCGAGCCTAAGTTGGAGTTGGACGTAGGTAGGCTAGAAGATCACTTGGACACGCTGCAAGAACAAAAAGAAAAACTACTCGAAGAGTGTGGCATCGAGAAAGAAGAGCTGATGTCCAACCCTAAGTTCGCTAAGGCACTTGAGTCGCTGGGCGTTACCCCGCCAATGAAAACAAGTTTGCGTACGGGTAAGGAAGCCTTTGCTTTTGCTAAGAGCGACGAGGGATTCAAAGCCCTACAGGAACATGAGGACGCGAGAGTACAAGCCCTAGTAGCTGCACGAATAGGTTTGAAGAGTACGCTAGAAGAGACACGCACCGAGCGGTTCATCGACATTGGTATACGCGGGACAATGCCCGTACCGATTCGGTACTACGCTGCGCACACAGGAAGGTGGGGTGGTTCCGACAAGATAAACCTACAGAACCTACCATCACGCGGTCCGAACGGCAAGGTATTGAAATCATGTATTTGCGCCCCTGAAGGCCACACCTTGATCGAAGCTGACTCTGCGCAGATAGAGGCCCGGGTGTTAGCTTGGTTAGCAGGACAAGTTGATCTAATTAGAGCGTTCGAGAAAGGCGAAGACGTATACAAGAAGATGGCGGCTACTATCTACAATAAGAAAGAGGAAGACATAACACCCGCCGAACGCTTCATCGGCAAGACTACTATTCTAGGTGCGGGCTACGGTATGGGTGCCGCTAAGTTCCGCGACCAGTTAAAAGGTATGGGTGTCGAGGTGACTAAGATAGACGAGGAAGAATGTAAGCGCATCATACGGGTGTACCGCAGGGCCAATGCTTCTATTTCTCAGTTGTGGCGTGACGCACAGAATGCTGTGATGGGTATGTACCAAGGCGAACGCTACGGCATAGGTAGAGCTGGCGTACTAAAAACACTACCAGAAGTTAATGGCATACGTCTGCCGTCGGGACTCATCATGCGGTACGGTGACCTCAAAGCCGAAGAAGGCGAGATGGGGACTCAGTTTTCGTACAAGACCCGTAGAGGGTGGGTAAACATCTATGGCGGCAAGGTTATAGAGAACGTATGCCAAGGCATCGCCCGCTGTATTATGTCGGATCAAATGTTAATGATTTCAAAGCGGTACCCTATACTTCTTACTGTCCATGACTCTGTGGTATGCTGTGTTCCAGATAGCGAAGTTGATGAGGCTGCGGCCTATGTTGACTTATGTATGCGACACACACCCGATTGGGCAAAGGGCCTTCCGGTGCGTGGTGACGTGGAAACTGGAAAGAACTACGGAGAATGTACGGAATGGGTAAACCCACATGGTCTTTCAGCAGCATAAAAACTTTCGATCAATGCCCTAAGAAGTACTACCACACCAAGGTACTTAAAGACTACAAAGAAGACTTCAACACCGAAGCCATACTGTACGGTAACGAGTTCCATGAAGCTGCGGAGCTATACGTTAGAGGTGATGTTGAGACGTTAGACCCAAGGTTTGATTACGCGTTATCTGCGTTAGACAAACTTAAAAATATGAAAGGTGAGAAGCTCTGTGAGTACAAGATGGGGCTTACCGAGAACCTTGAACCCTGCGGTTTCTTTGATAAAGACGTATGGTTTAGGGGTGTCTCTGACCTTACGATATTAGATAGAGAAGCCGGTGTAGCCAAGATATTTGACTACAAGACCGGTAAGTCTGCGAAGTATGCGGACAAGGGACAGCTTGAGTTGATGGCGTTAGCTACGTTCAAGCACTTCCCAGAAGTGAAGGTAGTAAAGAGTGGCTTACTATTTGTAGTGTGTAACGCGTTTATCAAAGAGACGTACACTATTGAGAACGAGCCTGCCCTTTGGGAAAAGTGGTTAGGTGAATACGGTAAGCTAGAGAAAGCGTTTGAGGTAGATACTTGGAACGCAAGGCCAACGGGGCTTTGCCGCGCATGGTGCGTGGTACTGGAATGCCCACATAACGGTAAGAGGTAACGACATGCCTTACAAGAACCCGAAAGATAGACCTAAGCAAAAGAACAAGCCCGTCGGCAGTCCTGAGTTTGAAGCTCGAATGGAACGCCAACGCGCTAGACGTAAGATGGATAAAGAAGGTAAGGACGAAAACAAGAACGGTAAGGCCGACAAGCGTGAAGGCAAAGACGTTAGTCATAAGAAAGCGCTAAGCAAAGGCGGTAGTAACAAGGACGGCGTGACTGTAGAGAGCCGTAGCAAGAACCGCGCTAGAAATTATAAAAAGAAAAAGAACGTAACATAGAGAAGTAACTACAGGCTAGAATGATGCAAATTATAGATAACAGGGGCTTGCTCTTGCGGCTTCGTAATCCTGCGAAAATCACAACGGCAATACCAACAAGCAAGGCAGTAGGTGAGCACGAAGTACTAGTTAAGTGGGGTGTAGACGAAGCCCGCGTACTTAGAAACTTAAACATAAAGGACGTACCCTCACCTATTCTGGGTACTTACGATTGGCCCGGGCGCTATACACCGTTCGACCACCAAAAAACAACCGCTTCTTTTCTTACTATGAACCCACGCGCCTTTTGCTTTAACGAGCAGGGCACAGGCAAAACAGCTTCTGCTATATGGGCGGCTGACTTCTTGATGAAGCAAGGCAAGATAAACCGCGTACTTATTATCTGCCCCCTATCTATTATGGACTCTGCATGGCGGGCTGATTTGTTTAGCTTTGCAATGCACCGTACAGTAGACATAGCGCACGGCGCTAAGAAGAAACGCCAAGAAATAATCCACAGCGATACTGAGTTCGTCGTCATTAACTACGATGGTGTAGAGATAGTAAAAGACGATATAGCTAATGGTGGGTTCGACCTGATTATTGTAGATGAGGCGACACACTACAAGAACGCGCAGTCTAAGCGATGGAAAGTACTGGCTAGCATAATGAATGGGGACACTTGGTTGTGGATGATGACCGGTACTCCTGCTGCACAGTCACCGGTTGACGCGTACGGACTAGCTAAACTAGTTAACCCTAAAGAAGTCCCTAGGTTTTTTGGCGCCTTCCGCGAGTTAGTAATGCACAAAGTTACGCAGTTTAAGTGGGCACCGAAACCCAACGCTAACGATATAGTCTATAACTGCTTACAACCTGCAATACGTTTCACTAAAGAACAATGCCTCGACCTACCAGAGATGACCTACGTAAAGCGCGAAGTAGAGTTGACGGCGCAGCAAAAGAAGTACTACGAACTACTACGTAAAGAAATGATGACCACTGCTGCGGGCGAACAAATTACTGCGGCTAACGCAGCGGTTGCCATGAACAAGCTATTGCAGATTTCATGTGGTGCGGTCTATAGCGATACTGGAGAGACGGTGGAGTTCGATGTTAAGAACCGGTACAAAGTACTGCGTGAAGTTATCGACGAGTCTAGCCAGAAAGTTCTTATCTTCGTCCCGTTCAAGCATGTCATTGGAATACTTAAAGAAAAGCTGACCAAAGAAGGTATTACCAACGACGTGATAAACGGAGATGTAAGTGCAAACAAACGCACCGCCATCTTTAAAGCGTTCCAAGAAACAGACAACCCCCGCGTACTTATTATACAACCGCAAGCTGCTGCGCATGGCGTGACTCTTACTGCGGCGAATACAATCGTATGGTGGGGACCAACTTCTTCTCTCGAAACTTACGCGCAAGCTAATGCTCGTGTGCATCGCTCGGGACAGAAGCACCCAAGTACTGTAGTACAACTGCAAGGATCGCCCGTTGAGAAACGGCTGTACAAAATGTTAGACGAACGAATTAATGTTCATACTAAGATGATAGATTTATACCAAGATATACTTGAACTATAATTCAAACTGCAATACACTTTATAAAACATAACAAAAAAGGAACTATGAATCATGACAGACGTTGTTGTGACGGACCTCGACCGCCTCGTTTCTGTATACATTAAGATTCGAGATAAGAAAAACGAGTTAGCTGCTACGTTTGCTGAGCAAGAGAAAGAACTTGAAGGCAAACTAGATAAGGTAAAGCAAGCTCTACTAGAACATTGCAAGGCCACTGGAACTGAGTCTGTAAAGACCGCTTCTGGTACGTTCTGGCGCACCCAGAGAAAGCGTTTCTGGACAAGCGACTGGGAAGCAATGAACCGATTCATCGTAGAAAACGAAGCGGTGGATTTATTAGAGAAACGAATTCATCAAGGCAACATGAAAGAGTTTCTCGAAGAGAACCCTGATGTATTACCGCCGGGGTTAAACGCAGACAGTGAGTATTCTATTACTGTACGGAGGAAGAAATGAGTGGAATAGAAAGTTACGTCCCTGTTGAGGATGTCGCCGACCACCTTTCTGTAAAAGTAAGCACGATTAGGCAATGGGTAAATAAGGGCTTTATACCAAGAAGTACTTATATAAAAGTGGGTTACACATACCGCTTTAATTTGCCCGCTGTTATCGAAGCGCTGAAACAGGAGGAGCCGGTAGAAGAACAAGAAGGCCAAATTACAGAACAACTAGAACTGGATTTTAACGAGGAGCAAGACCTATGAGCGAATTAGCTTTGTTTGACAACATGCCACAAGAGTACAAAGACTTACTAGCACAACTAGAACCTGATAAGAACGCGTCCGGTGGCGGTGCTAAAGGTGGCACTAACCGTCTTAGTATTCGTGGCGGCGTATTCCGTAAGGTAGTAAATGGACAAGAGGTAGGCGAACTTGACGGGCGCTCTATTAACATAGTAATCGTTAAGACCTCACCTGTATCACGCATGTTCTATGATGTCCAGTACACCGCAGGTGCGAGCAACCCACCCTCTTGTTGGTCTGCTGATTCTGGTAGTGGTAAGCCAGCGCAAGACGTACCAAGTGACACCCGCCAATCAGTATCATGTTTTGATTGTCCGCAGAACATTAAAGGTTCTGGGCAAGGCCAGTCTCGCGCATGTCGCTTCCAGCAACGTGTTGCAGTAATGCTAGCTGATGCAGAAGGCAAGCTGCGCTCTAATGCGGTGTACCAACTATCCTTACCCGCTACTAGTGTGTTCGGTGATGACAAGAAGAAGATGGGCCTACAGTCTTACGCCCGTTTGATCGACGCGCAGAACGTACCACTAGCATCCATCATGACTGAGCTTCGCTTTGACACCGATAGTTCTACGCCTAAGCTGTTGTTTAAGCCGGTAAGAATACTGGACAAAGATGAGCTACGCATGTCGGTAGATGCTCAGAAGGACGAAGGCACGCTAAAATTAGTTACGCTATCTATAAAACCCAAACAAGATACTAGCGTTCCACAACTAACTAATGATACAGTCCCAAGCCCTACCCCAGAAAAGCCGTCCTTGTTCGATCAAGCTGACGATGACGACGAGGAAGCGGTAGAGGAACCCAAAGTTAAGGTGTCTAAGAAGAAAAAAGACGCACCGGCACCTGACGTTGATTTAGCTTCTTTGCTAGATGAATTTGATGACTAACAACAAGCGGGTGCCTTCGGGCACCCGTAACACCCTCTAAGATACGGACTAAAAGATGGACACCAAACAGTTTCTAAGTACTGTGTTGAGTGATGAAGGATACTACTGCGTAGCAGGTCTTAAAGACGGAAAGATGATAAGAAAGACCTATGCGTCTTTAGACTCTGTTACCGATGTCGCAAATAATTTTGATTTAGAACAACGAGATGCGTACTTTGCACCGGCGTCTTTTACTGACGACACTAGTACCAAAGGCGAAAACATACACCATATAAAATCTCTGTTCCTAGATTTGGATTGCGGAAAAGGTAAACCCTACAGCACACAACAAGAAGCGCTACTCGCGCTCAAAGATTGGTATAAAAAACATAATATTCCCCGTCCTACTGTAGTTAATTCGGGGCGCGGTCTACACATATACTGGTCGCTTGATCGGGCGTACACCCGTGAGGAGTGGCTACCGGTTGCTATTAGCTTAAAGGCTGCGTGTTTACAGGAAGGACTAGAGATAGACCCCGCTGTAACTGCTGACGCTGCGCGTTTGTTACGCATACCGAACACACATAACTTCAAAGACAATCCCCCTACAGAAGTTCGTGTAGTTAGTTTTGCTAAGGGGCCAGTGGTTTTGGCGGAGTTTGCCGCGAAGCTGCCCGTAGATTTGATACCAGTTCTCCCTCCCAGAGAATACTCCAGTGCCGATAAGGCCGACATGGACAACGCAAAGGGTAACGAGAATAAGTACACGTACAAGTTTGCTAACATTCTAATGAAGACTGCTCAAGGTAGTGGCTGCGCGCACATAGACAAAGCCATACGAAAACCAGATGAGCTTACCTACCCAGAGTGGACTCACGCCCTGTCTATTGCCAAACGCTGCGATACAGACGGAGTTGTTGGACTACCTGCAATACATTTAATATCAAAGGGTTACAGTGAGTACAGTGCTGATGAGACGGAAAAGATAGCCTCGTCGATTGAGTACCCACACCTCTGTACTACGTTCGACAGTGATTGCCCCGGCCTATGCGAAGGGTGTCCTAACAACGGTAAGATCAAAAGCCCAATCACGTTATGCCGAGAGCTTAAGCTAGCCCAAAGCGATGAAGTAGAAGTACAGGGTTATGCGGAAGTAGAGGAAGAGTTCTACGACGAACGTGCAGAAGAGGTTGAAGCTACCGACGCCGAAAGTGAAGACGTACAGGAAGCTAAGCCCAAGAAAGAATCTGTACTAGAAAAGATAAAGATACCCACTTACCCAGACAAGTATGTAAGACCTGAAGGTGGTGGGGTAGCAAAAGTAATGCACGACAAAGAAGGTAACCGTGAAGAAATAATAATATGTCCTGACAATCTGTACGTTAAGAAGCGTATGTTGGACATAGACGGGCCTTGCTATGAGATAGCCCACACAAGCGACTACGAGGGTGAGCGTACGTTCGTCGCCTCTCAAAAAGACCTAATGTCTACTGAATCGTTTCGGGCTACGTTGAATTCAAATGACGTATTGGTACTACCTAGTACCCAGAAGGAACTTATGGAATATATAGGCGCTTGGATAACTAAACTCAAACCAGAAGGCCCACCGATTAAAGTTAAGTCTCAGTTCGGATGGACGGAGGACGGTAAGTCTTTTGTGGTTGGAGACAAAGAAATATTTGCTAATCGCATAGAGCATAACCCCGCAGGGTCGCGCACCGCTCAGTATGTGTCTATGTTCGATAAGAAGGGCACGTTAGAGCAGTGGAAGGACCTCGCTAAGTTTTACAACAAG